CCGCTGACCGAAGTCGCTGCTTGTGTAACTCTAAAGGTGCAATTAACTACTGGAACATGTGTAACGACTCCTGCCGCTGATACGTGTTCTATATATTGCATTTTAATACCTCTTATTTAGTTCTCATTATGTTAGCACCACAGCTGGCATAATTCTTATCATCTATTTTACCACCCATGTATTTGTATTGTACTTTCTTTTTATCTTTCGGCATAATTTTTACTACACCGCTTTTGTCAACAGCATAATTTCCTTTGTATTGTTTCATTGCTTTTTTAGGTGTCATTGTTCCTGGCATATTTATCTCCCTGTAAAGACTGTACCGCCTCCGCTGTAATATTTAGATTTCTTAACTCCGCCTTTAGTACCTTTGCTTTCGTACATAGGTGCTGTTGCTTTCTTTTTCTTAGCTCCAAAGTCCATAGTATTCTTTTCTGGCTTTTTCATTCTACTTTCTTGTAACTTAGTAGGCTTAATATTAGTGCCTTTATAATTACCTTTAGAATCTAAGTTTCTTTCATTTACACTTTTGTAACGACCTGTTTTCTTTTTAGCATCACCTTGAAAGTTTCTTTTAGTTTCTGATACTGCTTTATTAAAGTCAGATTTAATTCTATCAAAGAATCCAGATTTCTTTTGCTTAGCAGGAGGAGGGGGTGGTCCTTGTTTTACTTTGGCTTTTGAAAGATCATCTACCCTACCCATTCCAAAGTCTTTTTTAGCCTTAGGTCTTGGTGTTGGCATTTCAGGTTTTTTAGGTCTCATTGTAGGTGTTTCTACTTTATTATATTTTCTAGTTTTAGAATCACCACCTCCAGCAAATTTAACATTACCCTTTTTATCTTGTATACGACTAGGTTGTGTGCCTATTTTTTTCTTTAAATCTTCTTTTTTCTTTTCTTGAAGCTTTTGATAAGGACTTTTACTTTCTTCAGGTCTTTTTGTTTTTGATGAGCTAAAGAGTTTTGAGAAAAAATTACCTGATGATTTAGACATCATCTCTTTTTGTTTTTTTCGAGACTCGCTTCTTTTCATTATATACTCCTATATAAAAAAAGGGAAGCCATGTTGACTTCCCCTTATAACAGTTAAGCTAAACCGTAGATAGCACCACAACCTGATGGGTTACGTACTTCTAGAGTTGATTCTTCAACCATCATACCAACAGTTGAGTCACCTTTCTGTCCTACGTCAACCTCTTTTAAAGGTCTTAGTGAAGCCATAGCGAACCACTGTGGGTCATATATAAGTGCTGAAAAGTTAGCAACGTTAGTTGTAGCTGAAATATTAGCTGGAGTACCGTTTGAGTTTTGGAACTGAACATTATTTGTTAATCCCATGATGTAGTTAGGTACAACCATTAGATCGCCAAAGTCTGACATGTATACGTCTACTGACTGTCTTAGCTTTCCTTTCTCATCTATATTTCTTACAACACCAGTATCACTGATCATTAAGTCTGAGAAGTCTCTTCTTAACTTTGGTGATATCATGATCTTAGTTGCCTTTCCGCCTTCTTCATAAATCTTCTGCATAACAGAATCAATTTCTGAAAGTGATAAAGAACCAGTTGCAGGTACAGCAGTGGTTGTTAAGGAAGATCTGATCTTACCTGTACCATCACCAGCAGTAGCTGGAGCAGCCCACTCACCAACATAGTTCACAGTGTCTGTGCTGTTGATAAAAGATTGGTATCCACCTGCAGTTCTTGCAGTTCCGTTTTGAGCACCGACAGCAGCTGATACGTTAAAAGAATGAATCATATCATGCTCAACGTCTCTTCTTAGCTCTGTGCCTCTTTTCTTTAACTGATATGCGTATTCATCTGCAACACCAGCTTGATCTACAGCTCTTCTAGTTCCTGACACAGCAATAGTTTTACCATTGATTTGTGTGTAGTTACCTAGTCTGGTTCTGTTTGGACCTGACTTATTAAAGAAAGCACCGTCAGTACCAACTCCTCCACCACCAGCTGATGAAGGCTCTAAGTAGTCTGTACCTTCTCCGATGGTTGAGTTTCCTGGAACTTCTAGTTTGTCTGTTTGCCATTCGTGATAAATAGCAGTTGCTTTCGCACTTCCGATTGATGACATAAAAGGAGTTTCATCTCTTGTTATCATCGTAATAAAATTTGCAAGGTCTTCTCTCTGAGAAACGTTTGCATCTGTAGCTCTCCTTGGACCTTGTGGTCCTCCAGAAGCTCTTACGCCTAAAGTAGCCATTTGTTTATACCCTCCGAGGTATTAATAGTTTAATGATTTTTCTGCAAGTCCTCGAAGAAACGCCATTTGATCTTCGTTAGAAGCATCTTCAGCAAAAGCTCTTTGTCTTATTCTTGTCTCTTGATCTATCTCTTTTTGAGATCTAGTTTTAGCTTTTCTAACAGGAGCTTTCTTAATAATAGATGCTTTTCTTTTAGCACTACCTTTAGATATCCCTTGTTTTAATCGCCTGTAGTCATCTACAAACTTTACTATCACAGGATCAGTTATAGAGTCTAGTACTTCTGGTTTTATACCTTCAGCTATAGCAAATTCTCTTATTGCTTTAGCAGTGTTTTCATTAAAGTCAGGTATCATTTCTGGAATAGCTTTATTAAAGTGTTCTAATTGTGCATTCCATTGTTTAGCATTTTGCTCTTCAACCTGTGCTTGAACTTGCTTAACTAATTGTTCTCTATTATTTCTAGCATTCCAATAGTTCTTTTGTGTTTGTTCTCGCTTATCTTTAAGTTCATTAACTTGATATGTATCACCATCTTTTCTAGCTTCTTCTATTTGAGACTCGATGTCATGATATTCTTTTGCCAAGGCTTGTTCTTCTCGATACAATATAGCTGAAGATGCCTGTCCAAGATTATTTATCTCTTGAAACTTTTTTTCGTATTCTTCATCTAATTGTTTTCTTGCTTCGCCAAGTTTTCGACCCTCATTAGAAAGATGTTGTTCAGTAGAGTAACCTTTAATAAGTTCACTAAAAGA